CATCCACTAGATCTGCTCCGTGCACTTGTACGTGCTCAGACAGCCTAAAGGTTCGCTTAAATTTCTTTGTAGAAATACCACGATGAATAAATTCTCTACCTTTAGAAGTGTGATTTCCAGTTACTGCAAGGGTACGATCTTTTACTTCAATTGATAACTCATCACGAGAGAAACCTGCTACTGCAAGCTCAATAAGATAATCATTCTCACCAGTTCTAATAATGTTATGAGGTGGATAATGATCGTTAGCATGAGTTGCTACTTGATCGAGTTCGTTTAAAAGATGATCGAAACCCACGAAAGATGAACGTGGAAATAGTTGTTTAACGCCTGTCATTGTTATCTCCTTTTGATCAAGCAAGATTAAAAACGAGAACCGGACTATCCGCATTCTCAATAATATTTATACGATTAAGCTAGTTAACTGGTGAAACCCTGATATTCAATCTGAGTTTATCTCCAGCATTATAACGCTTAAATGTAGTAAATTGGTAAAGATAACCTTCATACATATAGTCTACAATGTATCCAGCTTGCACCGATTCTCTAACATAATCGTATACAGTAGTACAACGTACTCTTTCTTCGTATCCTGGATTATGCTGGACTCTACCTTGGCTTTTATCTGCGCTGATCACGCCACCAATAATTGCACCTGCGGCAGCACCCCTATCATTTCCAGATAATCCTTTTCCAAGGAGGCCACCAATAATCATACCAGCTAAAGCATCAGCTCCTGCTGAAGATCCATTATTATAACCTGAAATAGGTACTCGAACAGTTGTGCATTTTTCTTTTGGAATTCTACGAGTTTCATACGTCCAATTTTCAGACACATTGGTAATTGTTGCGTATACAGTTTGACTAGCTAATACCATAGTAGATGCTAATATAGTAGCTGTAGTAGTAATTCCAAGAAGTGCTTTTTTCATAAGTTTTCTCCAATTTCTACTTCTATTATAATATAAAACTAATCAAATGTAAACAGTTTTTTTAATTATTTCCTATATTATATTTTGGGCAAAGTTCCCAATTGGCTTTATCTTTATGAGAAATAATTTTTATTTGACGCAATGGAGCTACATTTTGAGCTTCTTCTGGTTTTACGATAGAAACTAAACCCCAGTCAGAAAGTAATGTAGCAATTGTATTACGTCTTTGAATATCATTTTCCATCAAATTAGATGGTTTTGAGTCGAGCAAAAATAGCTCTTTAAAATGCACAATGAAGTATCTACCTTGTTTGTGCAATATATGACATGATTGAAATAATTTACGATCTTTACGTGAAGCTACACCAATACGAGTTAATGTCTCTCTTACTTTCAAAAAGTCATCAGGCTCGTTCAATGTGATTTCCAGCATCGAAGCTGGTGACCAGTCGTGAATTTCATTATTATTATTTTCCACCTTTGAACATCCTCTTTTTTAATTCTTGTATTTGTTCATTAGAAAGTAGAGAAAGAACTTGGCGGGCTTTTTCATTACTATAGCCATAATATTCTTTCACTACGCTTAAAGCGTCTGGGTCAGTATTTTTATTCCACTTACTGAAACGCTTGCGCTTCCTAACAATATTTATAAGAAAATCAAATTGAAGACGATGATCTAAGTTATGATACTTATTCATTTCATTTGCGTAAAGAACAGTATCTTGAAAATAAGAAAGACCACGGTTAACCATAAAAGGATTATATTCATCCTCTGCAATATCGTCAACCATAATGTCTTTTTTAGAATAGTTAATAGAATTAAGATAATCAAAAAAGTTCATAATATAAATCCAGAATACTAGTGGCCGGCTATAATTTGTTGTAGCATATTTTTAGTTAAGCCTTCATGCTTAATATGTTCAATACCATTATAAAGAATAGGAACAGTTCGATGGCCTTGATCTACAACGAAAGATTTTGCTTCAGCATTTTGTTCAATATTGATTTCTTCATACTCAACATTCCAACCGTTAAGTTGATTTTTAAGTTTTACACAATAAGAACAATTGTTTTTTGAATACATTGTTAGCATTATTTGAACTCCACATTTGCCATAACTTCTGTCATACAAGCAACCACATTCAATTCATGGTCTGCAACAAAAGCATTTTTATATTGATAGTCAGCCAAGATCAAAACAAGTTGAGGAATTGACTGTGGTACTATATATTCATTCATTGAATCATATAGTTTACGGAATATAGCTTGAGGTTCAGTATCAATATTATTGACAACCCATTGGCGCATAGCTTTAAAGTCTTTACTTTTTAGAGCAGCCATAAGAGATTTAATATTTGTGTCGTTTAGATCAACCAGCATTCCTGCATCAATTTTTCCAGATACAGAATATCGCTGCAATTCATTAAGAACACGGCGCCAATCAGGAAAGTGTTTGGTAATTAATTGAGCAACTGCATCAGGTACAAACTCTACGTTTTCTTTTTGTAGAATTTCTGTAGCACGCTTAAAAAATTGGCCAGCCAATTCGGGTTTTTGATCGTTTGGAATAGCAAATTCATAAACAGAACAACGAGAATGGAGAGGCTCGATGATACGATTTTTAAAGTTACATGTCAAAATAAATCGGCAATTATTCGCAAACTCTTCAATAAAACCACGAAGGGCTGGCTGAGTTGATTGCGGATTTAGATAGTCAGCTTCATCAAGGATAACAACTTTGTATCCTCCATGCAGAGAAACAGTAGAGGCAAACTGCTTGACTTTATTCCGCAATGTATCGATGTTTCCCTCTTCCGATCCATTAATTAGAATATAATCTAAGTCGAGCTCATTACACAAAGCTCGAGCAATGGTGGTCTTACCAACACCTGCAGTACCGGTGAAAAGCATATTAGGCAATTCACCGGTAGAAATAATCTGCAGAAATGTTTCCTTGAGGGACAAAGGAAGGATAGCTTGTTCAACAGTACGAGGACGGTAGCGTTCTACCCATAGAAAATCAGACATTCACTTACTCCATAATTTAGTAGATATATTATATAACAATTAGGCTGATTTGTACACTAGGTTGTGATTGATTCATACAATTCTTCGATTTCTTCTCGCTCTTGTTGAAATTGCGCAAAGTTTTGTTTATGAAACATTGTTGCTAATTTACTGAGATATTTCTTTTCAATATCTACTTTATCTGAGAGATCGTCAATAATATTCTTTTGAAGATCTTTTTCTGCTTCTACTCGAACAGACGAATTAGACCATTCTTTCAAAGCAGATAAAATAACTTCACGATCATTAGGGTTATTCACTACCATTTTTAGAGCATTCTCCAATTTAAGTTTTTCATAATATTGCGTAGATGATTGTTCAATCATAGTTATTCGAATTCTCCACCATCAGCTGGATCTTCTACTTTTTTCTTAGCTCGAGTCTTTTTAGGAGCTGGAGCTGGAGCTGGAGCTGGAGCTGGTTCTTCTACCTCTTGAACTGCATCCATTTGAGCCTGTTGTTCTTGAGCAGCTTTAACAAAAGCTGAAAATTTATCATAAGTACGTCCAACAAAAGACATTTCACTTGCTTTAAATGCACCACGTTCTGTAGCACTATTAAAAATACGCAGCGCGTTCATTAGGTCTTCTACACCTAGTTCGATATCTTGTTCACTCATATTAGCCTCCAAAGGTTGAGTTTTTTTCAAGAGCCACCCAATATTCAATAGGTGTATTCTTAGCTTTAAAATTAGAAATTAGTTTGTTTGAAATTGAAACTTCATAGTCATCATTAACAAATTTGAAATTGCCAATATTGAAAACAAAATTACATGTTGATCCAGCACCAACAGATTCATCTAGATCAATCTCATAAGAGTTAGACGTAGAATCCTTAGTATCAGTTACAATCAATTGCGGTGTAGATCCAGGTTCACATTTAATTATGCAATCTGTAACTCCAAGTGCGCTTGAAGCTCGACGAATATTTGACATATCTTCAGCAGTAAGAGTAAATGTAACATCACATGGTGGCATTACAACATCTTTACTTGGTGTAGTCAAAATTGAAGGTTCTGAAAAGAAATACTTAACAGCACGTTTGCCT